TCGTCGCCTCTACCGTAAGACTTAAGGTGGTTAGCTAGTTGTTGGCTCATTGCTGCCTCGCTGAATTAATTATGTTGAATGTTATCATGTTAGACGGTTGTTCCGCTAGCGTTTTTCCACACCGTTCCGTTATACCAAATTGGGTATCCAAGGGTTGTATCAAAGTAAAACTGCCCTATTGCTAAAGGAATTTGTACAGTACTTACTGGTCTTTGTGCTGTGGTTCCAGATGAGGGATTAGCTATAGTTTGGGTAAAGTTATCAAGCTGTGCAAAATATAAGCGTAATTGTTTAGTTAATTCATCAAGATATGCTCGTTCATATTCCGTGGTTGGAATAGGTAAATTGGGGGATTTTGTTGCAACTGGTAGAGATTTTAATTCAATTAAAGGCATTATCTTCTTCCGTCTGGGCGAATATCAATACGTGGGCTACCTAACTGCCACTGCGTACCCACACCTACTGACTCAATCCTGAATGCCATTTGGCGGCCACGGATACGGGTATAAACCTGGCCGGTGTATAGTTCTATAGGGTATTGTTGGGTTCTAGTCACCGTTGGATCATTAGGTGTGCCATAAGCAGAACCTGAGTTAGTTCTTGGTTTTACAACCATAGTTACTTGTGGGTTTGTAATGTTTGACCCAGCAAAAGTAACGTCTGGCAATATACGCCACGCAAAACCAAAGTTATGCCCATCACCAATATCAAAGTCGGATGACTGAATGTAGGCGTTAATAGCTGATGGTGGGTTAGTAATAGCGTCGTCAATACCGTTTTCGTGCAGCACCAAAGTTTGTGCATCGCACGCAGCAATTGGGTATTGGTTTGTAGAGGCGTCAAGCCATGCAGTACGGTTAATTGTGCCGTAGTACCATACACGGTCTAAGTAGTTATAAATCACATACTTATCGTTAGTTGTAGAACTGCCTGATGGGTAGAACCACCACACTTCTGAAAAGGCTTCATTAGAACCACAGCAAACCTGCCATGCCTGGTCCTTGTTAATATCCTGGAAAATAAACTGTCTTACTGAACAAGGCAACGTTTCAACGCGGCCTGAGTACATATAGAACTTATCCAAACCCATCCAGTAGGTCACGTTGTTCACGGTAATAGCCGTATTTGGGCCCATGATGGAAATGTTGTCTTGCAGCAAAGTTACACCCCAAACATAAGGAGGTCCTAAGTATTGCAATGAATAAATAGCGGCGTCTGTCCAAACAAGTATCTCTTGACGGGTTTGGCTAGCTGCAACAATGTATGATCCAATAGATAAACGAATGCTACCAGCTTGGTTTGTAGGCAAAGGCTCCCATTCTGTGTAGTCTTCTTGGTCTGACCATCTAATAAGTAACGGGTCTAAAGGCGTGTCATAAACTTCATTGGTGCCCATTGCAAACACAAAGCGTGATGAATCAGATATTAACAATACGTTTTGGAACAAAGGTACTTGATCGCCTGTAACTAACGTTCCACGAGTAGTATAGGCTGTAGCTGCTGGAACAGGTGTCCATTTATAAAGAGGGCCACCACGCTGCCCATAAAGAAGCTCTTGGCCAGAGTTAGCCATATTCCATAAACCAAGCTGCTGTCCTACGCCTACAGTGGCGGGGCCTCCCCATGTCCGTACTGGAGGAGCTGGGTATCTCATGTTAATTAATCCAACAGCAGACGAAACGGTAGATGTAGCAGGGACCGTTGTTGTAAACGTATAGGCATTAGCATTAACCGTTGTAATCTGTTGTGCTTTTAATAAAACTGCAGATGGCATACCCGCAATATTATTTGCTGCCATTGGCACAACCACGTTAGCATTGTTAACAAAATAAATAACACTTGATGAATTGTTTACCCAAGCAGGGTAGTTTAAATTTTGAACATAAACGTAGTCGCCCGTTGTTAACCCGTGCGCGGTATCCGCTACAGTTACTACAGCTGAATTTGCCGTAAACGACATTGCATTGGCAAGACTAACCAAACTATAAGTTGGCCATGTACCAGCACCCCAGCCAACGCCAATCTGATACACGGGTAAGCCAGCATTAAGTTGATAAACTGCGGATACAGAAGCACCACCACCCGTGGCTGAACTTGAGGCCGCTGAAGCAGCTACAATCTGGTAAGTATTTGAATCTACGTAATTAAGTTCATACTCACCATTTAAATCTAAGCCACCTACAGTTGTTGCGCCCGAAAATGTTACAAAAGAACCATCTGTTGCCCCGTGACCAGTAGCCGTAACTGTAACAAGAGTAGATCCCGCAACTGTGATAAATGGGTTATTAGGTAGGGTGACCGTAGCTCTAATTGGGGTGATGTCAAAATATTCACCACCTTTATTAACGTATGCTTTGGTATTTGTGCCTATACCTAAAAGGCTTTCGCCGGCTAACGTAACCCAGTTTTTAATTGTTCTAGCAACGCCATCATAAACAAATTCAGAGTATCTAACCCAGCCACCAACCTTTTCTGGAAAGCCAGAACGAAAACGTATTTTGTCGCAGTCATACCAACCACCCTCGTTAGAGTAGTTTGTGTTTTCTCTGTTGACTCCTGGTCGGAATACAAGTTTCTGTAATGGCATAATTTACCCTAAGATTCGTACAGGGCTTTTTCACCCTTGCGGCGTTTATCTAACCCTTTTAGCACTTTACCACCAGCTTTGTTCCACTTCAAGAACTCTTCTGCGGCAGCCTCAAATTCTTTTCGGTTGTGCTTCATGCGTAATGTACTGTTCTGCAAGTTACCAAGACCCACGTTAAACGAGAAACTAACCAAAGCATCAAACTGTCCTTGTGTCATTTCACCTGGGCATAAGCGATGAACGCCCGCCTCAAAGCGCGCTAGGTCTTTCTTTAGGATGTCGTTGACTTCATCCATGCTTAGAACTCGATTCCAACCTTCAGGAATAGGTAGCTGTTTTCTATTAGCCAGTTGAACTTTAGCGTGATTGGGGTCAATAACATGGCCAACGCCAACCGTCCATAACAGGGCTGGGCATTGGTAAGGAGATGTTTTAACACCTTCATCGTGTTTGACCATCTCAATAAGCTTGTCGCTTACTTTCACTTTTTAGACCACCCGCGTGAACCAAACCAATAGCCAATAATACCGCCTAGCATAGCCATCTCGTCATCACTGAAAATCTCATCAGAAATCTTTAGCAAGTCTTCAACGCCGTTGATAATGCCAGGGTGGGTAAACACATAGATGCCAATACCGACGTTAATTACAAACAATTCAGCCACGAACAAGTAAGTCACCATTGGGCGAACTGTAGCAACAAATGTAGAAGCCCACGGAGCGGCCTTTTGTAGGACTTTAGCATCGTGCTCATAAGCCGCCTTTGTCATATCTGCATCAGTCTGCATCATCACTTGATCAGTGCGGATCTCTTCTACCTTGGCTTGAGCAGCAAAGCCACGCTCCATCATCTGGATTTCACGCTCGGTCTGCATCCTAGCTAGTTCTAGCTCATGTGCTTTGTCAGACTTATCTTGGAAGAAGCCCAATACGCTTGGCAAGCCTGAGATTAATAAACCACCTAGTGTTGAAATTAGCGATAACATTTTATTGTCCTAGTCTATTAGTTGTTGCACGTTTTAGTGTGTTCATCTCAGAGCGTAGCGTAGAACTTGTCACATCTAGCTCAACCTTTTGTGCAGCCAAGCCAGAGCGTAGTTCTTTCTGTGTGCTTTCTGCAACAATCTTAGCTTCACGGGCTGCCATCAACGCCTCTGCTAAACGTTCCTGCATCTTAGCTATTACTTCACGTTGGTCCGCTACCTTTTCTTCTAATAGCTTGACCTTACGTTCTGCGCTTGATGCGGATGCGGCAGTGTCGCTGTAGCCCTCATACATCTCTTTGACTTCGTTAAACTTGGTAATACCTGTATAGCCAGCACCCAAAATAGCAGGTACGCCGGCAATAATAAAGCCAGCCACCATGGTGTTTTGCTTAGCCCAAGTTACCCACTTATCTACGAAGCCCTGTACTTGGTCTAATTTATTTAAATCGCTCATTGCTCAAATCCTAAGTCTTGGTTGTAGTCTGGCTGGTTAAAGCCCTTTTGTTGTAGCAGATCCATCATTATTGAGTCCTGCATCAGTATGTTGTTCGGTATCCCACTCACTAGCTGTGGTTCTGAGAATATGTTCGGTTGCTGTAACCCAGGTTTCACAAACAGCTCCAACGACAACGCAAGGCCAACCGAGCTTCTTACTTTCCCTTTTGGTGGGGATTGGGATGCCTGTGTAGTCGATGTTGTCGGCGAATCCGTCTTTGTCCCCGAGACACTCGTTGGGGCAGACTCTTTCGTTGCAGGTCCTTCCACTTTCGGGGCATCGTTTGTTTCCGTCTCGTCCCTCTTCTGTTCCCGTTCTTTCGGTTTTGGTGGTGGCGCCATCGGGGTCGCTTCCGAGTTCGGCGCAATATTTGGGGTCGGCGCAGTTACAGGTGAGGATTGGATTGTTGGGGCAGATGTGGTCATAGGTGGTTTGACCGGACTCGCTGGGTTCACAGGCGAAACAGGGTTGGTCGGGTTGTTTACCGACTTCACGCAACTGTTGGATGTAGTCACCCAAGGTTGCCACACTGGATTCCCGTATGGGTCTGGACACGTCGAGGAACGAGTCTGGGTAATGCTCCCCGTATAACCGGTCTGGCATTGTAGAGTTTGTTGTTGGCTGCTTATTTGGCATGTTGGCGGGTTTTGGACGCAGGTGTCTTGGATTTTGAACCAGTCGGTTTGGACTGGCTGACCATAGCTACCTGTCGGGCAGTTGGTCTCTTTTTTCCAAGTTTGGCCGCCACTGTAGTTGACGGGGCAGATTCTTGTTTCAACTTGCGCTTGGTAGGTGCAGGTGACTGGGTTTGGGGTGCAGTTGTTTTGGATGACTGTCCACGGTTGCCAGGTGTTGTCTGGGCAGGTTTTGGTGCGGCTTTCCGTGATTTGGCCTGTGAAGTTGGTTGGACAGCTTTTGACTTGCGTTTGGCTTTCGGTTTGGCAGACTGCTGGGCAACTGGTTGAGATTCCTGGGTAGTACTGGCACGCAATGGCCTGGCATTGAGCGAGAGTTGTTGTTCCATCGACATAGAGCGACCCGTAAACAGGCGATCCATTAGTCCACTGGCCAGCGTAACAAGCTGCTTGAACATTATTTGCTTTCGTCAGGCTTAACAGCAGCCAAGTCAACAAGAGGAGGAACCGAACCATATAATTTCTTAAACTTTTCAGGATAGCGTTTAATCCACTCGTTCCGTGCAGCATCGCCAACGAGACCATCAATCGGACAAGGCGTGCCTGACATCATCATGGCGTCCCAGTTTTCTTCACGAGCTGAACAAGCAATAGCCACAGCAGCAACTTTAAGCCCATTATTAGATAAGAATGATGCCCACTTACGGCGTGAGCAATCCTCGTCCATCATGTAGCTACCACCTGAGAAGCCAATAACCGTAGAGCTAATAGCCCCAGAGACAGCAACTAAGCAGTTATCTTGGCTGAACGAACTGATAGATGGCGCCATAGCACCTGCTGGAGGCTGACCTTTGTAATTAATCGTAGTGTCTTGAGCCATAGCACCAGCCATAAGACCCCCTAACAAAAGCCCAATAAGTAAGGCTGTTAAGTTACGCATTACCAAATAACTCCGATAGTAGATATAGATGTTGCGGCAATAGTTACTGACTGTTTCGGCGTAGATAGGTCTTCACCACAATCATTGCACTTTTGTGCAGCTAGTTCTGCTTCGTCAACGTCACGGCTACAGCTAGGGCAGTAGATTTCTACCTTATGTGCTACATCACCAGCTTCTGCTTGTTTTTCAATAATCATATTAGATCCTATACTAAGTGAGTACCCGCAAACATGGGGTGATTAAACTCATTGGTCCCCGTACTAAATACGTGTAATGGTGCCACAAGAAGCCCGTTTACACCAGAAATAAAATGGTGTGGCTCCATCTTGTTTAATATTAAAACCATACCAGGTTTTAAGGCGTAAGTTTCTTGATTCCCCGGCATACCAACAACGGATTTACCTTCGCCAGATATTACATAAACTATACGCGCCGTAGAATGTACGTGGTGTTTTTGTTCAGTAGTGCTGGGGGCCATTTGTAATAACTGCCATGTTGGATCGCCAGAACGGTTTGGTGAAATAAGTTGTTTAGTACTGCAGCCATTTAAATAAGGTAAGTCAGTACCTCTTACATAAGTAGACGTGCGTGTTTCTGGGGTGTACCCTAATATTTCTACGCAAACTTCAAAGTCAGAAAACACCTTACCGTCACCTGTGAAGCACCCAACTTCGTTTGCATTTAAATACCAATAGCTGCAACGGCTATCTGTTATTACCGGCTGTGTTTTAGCATAGCACCTATATTGATACAGGTCCTGTGGGGTTGAACTAACAAGCGAAGTGGTATTAATAATATTCATATTAGGCCGCGTAGTACCGCTTCCAATTAGTATCAATAGCAAAAGCTATTTTATTCCGAGTATAGCGCCCATAAACTGGTACTAAAGACCTAACTTTTGGTTTTGTGTAGGCATAAGCAGCATCATTTGATAGCTTGTAAATTACATCTCTTAAAGGTTTTTTATAATTTTTCATATCATGCCCAGGAATTTTTTCTTCGATTGGCGTAGATACTGTGTAGTCATTAAACTCTTTTGAGTCAAAAAAATGAAAGAAGTTTTGGTTTAAGACGCTAGAAGAGTTATTTAATAACATACGGCATTGCACTAATTGGTACTTCATTGAGTAGTTTACCCACCACAAAAACTCAGCGATATTTGTTACTTTCTGAGGGCAGGCTGCAGCTAAACGGTGGTACTCTTCATTAGAAGTTATACCTGCATTTAAATCTTCCCACGGCTGCATAAGCCAAGATGGGTCGCGGTCAAGATAAAGTATGTGCCCAAACAGCTGGTCCCCAATTTCGCCGGTTACAGCTATTCCATTAGCGCACGCAAAATCAACAGCTTTCCAAACTGTACCCATCGAAAACTCAAAAGTTTCAAAGATGCCATTAATATGCTGTTCAAAAAAACCGGGGTATTCGACTAAACTTTCGGGGGCGTATAGCACTACTATTTTGTTAGCTGGCACTACTTCCCTTATGCTCATTAATACGGCAGTGCTGTCTAACCCACCAGACCAGAATACATGTACTTTTTTATCGGTACCTTCCACTAACTTGGCAAGTTCGTTAGCTCTGTCTAAACATATGTCATATATGTTATTTGGTTGTGTCAACTGACCAAGCGGTGTAAGTAGCTTTATATGCTCCGTAGGGCTAACAATTTGGTTTCTGTCGTAGAGAGCACCTTGTAAAAAGACATCGTTATACGGCATCATTTTTGTGGGGTTGAAATAAAACAGTTGTTCCACAGTTATAGGCCTTTAGCCAACAAAACCTCGTTAATAACTTCTTTAATAAATTCTACATCCCCATTGTTTGCGGTTTCACTTAATGTAAGCTCACGAATGTCAGTAGTATCTGGAACTGGAAATGGTTGTACTAAAGCTTGAATGGCGTCTGTGTTTGCTGGTGTGCTAGCTAAACTACTTTGTCTTTCAGCCAACCACGTTGGCGCCATACCCTGAATAACTTCTTCTAATCTTTCACCAACTGGAAAAGCTCCGTCTTCAATCGGAAGATCAATGGCATAAACCCATTTACCGTCGTACTCAACAGTAATTTGACCGTGTTCCACATTAAAACTTCTAATAATATATTGCATGTTCGCCCTCAATATTAAGATATACCGCCGTTACGTGTACCCGTTGCAATCCAAGTAATGTTTGAGTTTCCTGTTATTGCCGCACCTGCTGCTCCACCAGAACCTGGTGCTGAGTAAGAACTAGGAGTACCGGGGTTACCTGCAGAACCAGCTGAACCATAACCACCACCACCACCGCCGTCACCACCATACTGGTAATATCCAGGAGAAGATTCACTTGGCGGTGTATATGTAACACCCCCAGCACCCCCACTACCAGCTGCTGTAAGCGTGCCTGCTCCACCTGCTATACCTCCCCCACCGTTACCAGCGCCTCCAGTACCTATACCTATACCACCGCCACCACCGCCACCACCAGCACCGCCGCTTTCATAGGATCCACCGCCACCACCACCGCCACCACCAGCTATGCGGTTGATGGTGTTAATAGAAGTAGCAAGTTGAACTGATATGGCTAGTCCACCCGAGGTACCATTAGTTGGTAATGCATAGCCACCGTTACCACCGTTGCCACCTTTTCCTAAAATTACTCCACTATTATTTATTGTTATTGTGTCCCCTGCAGCCCACGAAGTGTCAACAATAAACGCTGCTGTGCCTATAGACGAGGAAGAAACAACAACACCAGCGTTAATATTCAAAGTAACATCGGTTTTACCCGCCACATAACCCGCGGCTTTTGCGGTATTTAAGGTGTAGTTTGCGGTGTTGGCTGAAATAGTAATTGTTACTGCTGTTCTGTTAATAAAGAACTGTTTCCACACGCCGGATTGTTTTACGTATCCAAACTGTACTATTTTCCAAGTTCCAGATTGTTTTATATATACCGTTGAATCTTTCCAGACCCCGGATTGTTTTACGTACGTAGGCATTATGAAGCTACCTGGT